AAGTAGTCGAGGGCTTGGCATTAACCAATAAATAATTAACAAGATGGCAATAATTAACAATGTAGCATACAGCTGGTCTATGATCCGCATTTCCATACCAGCATTGGACATTTCAGAAGATTCTACTATTATGCAAGGAGTTTCTGAAATCAAGTGGAACAAGACTCGTAAAGTTGAAAACAACTACGGTATTGGAGGAAATGCTATCAATCGTGGTTTTGGCAATAAAACCTGTACAGCCTCCATTACAATGGATTATAATACCGTTTCCCAACTCCGAGCATTGGCTGGTTCTTTAATGGATTTGGGAGAATTTGACTTGATCATCTCATTTACTAATGCTTATGCCGGTGAAGACTGGACCGCCGAAACTGTAACGCTAAAGGGATGCCTCTTTAACGAAGACGGAATGGAAAGTAAACAAGATGATACAAACATTACAAAAGAATTCAATTTGAATCCTTTCGACATTATCACAGGAGAAGGAACTAGTTCTTGGCTATAACTTCTAGTATAATACGTTTTTGAAAAGGCGAGTTGAAAACGGCTCGCTTTTCATTTTATCTATAAAATAAAAAGGGATGCGTTAACACATCCCTTTATTATCCGTTTTATAGTGCAGAATTGACGACTAAGCTCAAATATGCACTTTTTACGTTGCAAAAATAATGTTTTATTTCCAATCTACAAAATCTCTCATAAAAATAATAAAAGCCACTTATGAGTGGCTCATTTCCTTACAAGAAAGTAAGGCGTTGCTTTTTTATATGTTGCAAAGGTAATAGATTTATTTTATATACCAAATAAATTTATATAGAGAATATACATTTAACATTTTATTTGCATTCACACACAACCTACCAGCATTATAACTTCTATTCTTGGATAAACATCAATAATCATAATTATAATGGAAAATGTAAACGAAGACCTTTTCTTGCCTGAAGATATTCAGACCGAGATTGAAAAGAAAGTAAAAGAGCTGAAAGATTCAGATCCCAAACTAAAACGTGTATTCCCGATTTTTGTGGAAGGAGATGAAGACGAAGGCGAAAAGCCATATTATATCGGTTATTTTAAACAGCCGCCTTTCCCGACATTCAGTAAATATTTGTCCCTCTCCCAAAAGGACCAGGCCGGTGCCATGCGAGAATTGGCAAAAGATTGCTTTGTCGATGGCGATAAAGAACTGATTAAAGATGATTCCTTGTTCATCTATGGCTTGATGCCACACCTGGCTCAAATCATCGAGTTGCGCAAAGGAAAACTCGTAAATTTATCAAAAGCTGGGAAGTAAAAGACGATCAACTTATTCGTCATAGACTGATATTTATCCGTCATTATTTTCCCAGCGTAAACCTTGATGAGTTAAACGATGAAGAATTTGCAATGCTTTCTGAAGATGCCGTATGGCTCCACAGCAAAATGCTCATAACTCAACAAGCAAGTGCACTTGGAATGCTTGCGTAAAGTGTCTTATTACTCGTTTTTTCTACGTAGCCCTTTATCCTTTGTCGGATAAGGGGCTTTTTCAATCTTTCAGGGTACCAAACCGCTATTCTTTAGAAAATCAAAATACAAAAAGATGGCAGAAAATTATATTGTTAATTATCAGATAAACGTTAACTCTAACCCAGCTTTAGAGTCTATACGCAAATTTCAGCAGGCCACAGCTGAAATGGAAGCATTAACAAAGCGATTTGATGTTGTTGCAAAAAGCATCGGTAAGGTTAATTCAGCATTGGCTTCTATTAAAACTAAGCCTATCAATATACAGATTAACACAAGCGCGGCAGAAGCTAGTTTAGAACGTGTTTTAAAGCAACTAAGCAATATTAAATCACAGGCAAAGACTGCATTAAATGGAGTAATGGGTAAACCTTTATATTCTACTTCGGATATAAAGAAACTGGAGCAGGCTATTAATTCTATAAACGGCAAAACTATAGAACCAAGAGCAAGTACAAAAAAAGCGATAAATAGCCTTGACTTACTATTACAGAAGATTGAGCAGATAAAGTCAAATAGCAAAATAACTATAACCGCAAGTGCAGCCGGAGCATCCAAAGCAGTTGCTGGTGGCATAACTAAGAGTAATATTCCTGCTTCAACAGCACGACAAGTTGGAGCGGGACATAGTACCTATCTATACCCTTCTACCCGGCAAGTATTGGGACCTACATACGCAAATACCGGAACGAATGTTGCGGGCGAAATGATTAAGGGTATGGGAATTGCCTATGGACTTAGCTCTTTAATGTCTGGGGTAACTTCTGTATTTAGAGATGCTTCGACCTATGATAATATAGCCAAAACGACAAAGAATATCCTCCAGACTCACGATAAAAAAGTGGGATTTGAAGCTAGATTTAATGAAATGAACCAATTAATGCGTCAAGTTGGAGTTGAAACTAAATATACAGCTCCACAAGTTGCATCAGCTGGAAAATTCTTAGCTATGGCAGGATATGATGTCGATCAAATAAAACATGCCATCCGGCCTATATCTGATATTGCACTTGTAGGTGATACAGACTTGGGAGAAACAGCAGATGTTGTAACAAACATTATGACCGCTTATAAAATCCCAGCAAAACAAATGGATAACACAGCTGACATTCTTACGATGACGTTCACAAAAACGAATACAACATTGTTAGAATTAGCTGAATCATTTAAGTATGCAGGTACGGTAGCTCATCAATCCGGATTAGATTTTGAAACAGCTTCGGCAGCTTTGGGCGTATTAGGTAATGCCGGTTTAAAAGGTTCTCATGCAGGTACAACATTACGCATGATGTTACTAAACATGATGAATCCAACCAAAAAAGGACAAGAAGCATGGGATATACTAGGTATTAGTCCCAAAGACAAAAATGGTAATCTTCGGAATCTCACTGATATTTTGAGTGATTTGCACAAAAAACAACAAAGCATGAGTTCCGGTGACTTCACAACATTAATTAATAAGATGTTTCGAGTTACTGCGGCTCCAGGTGCATTAGCTTTGATAAATAATGTAGAAGATGTGCAAAAAACCACAGAGCTTAATCGGCATTCAATGAACCTAGCATTCGACCTTGCTGACGAAAAGAAAAACACCATACAAGGTCTTTGGTATCAGATGACCTCGGCATTTACAGAAACAGGAATGCAAGGGTTTGAACAAATGCAAGGGGTAATCCGAGACTTTCTACAACGCATGATTGAGTTAATGAAATCCACAGAATTTGCAACTGCATTGAGAAATGCAATGGACATGTTCATTAAAGTATTAGATGTTATCGTTGATGTATTTAAAAAGATCATGTCTATTTGGAATTTCCTACCCAATTGGCTAAAAAATGGAATTGTATGGTTTGTAAAAGTTCAAATGGAATTAGGGATTATTGCTGGCATTGGACAAAGTATATTAAGTACGGCATTAATGATTCGCGGAGTATTCATGGGGGATTGGCTATCTAAATTCTTTTTAAAACCGCTATTTACCGCACTTACCTATATGGTACGTATATATAATATAGAAAAAAGCCGCCATAATTTAAGTAAAGGACAGGCTATTTTCAATGCGTTAGGTGGAGGTTTACTACATGGTGGAAGTAAAATTAAACAATGGTTTGTTGGAGGAGGCACAGTCGGTAATGTTGTAGCAAATAGTAATAATAAGACTATAAATACTCTCACAGAAATAGGCAATACAACATTATGGGGAGCAATAAAAGGGCTTGCACGTTTTTTCTTAACTAATCCAATTGGTTGGGGATTAAGCGCAGCTTATACAATCTATAAACTTGGTTCATATATATATCAAACACAAAGAATAACAGAAGCAGCTCGTCAAGCCAATGAAGCATGGGCACAAAGCTATCGTAATTTGAATATTGACAAGTTAAATCTATCCGATCCAGATGCCTTAATGATTGGAAATATGCGTATTTTCAATAATGAATTGTTAACCCAAAACGAGCGTATTGCACAGTCTACCGAATTATGGCATCGTTACTGGATAGAAAAGAATGGTCAAAAACAAAATGTAGACGATCAAACCAAATTCTTTGACACAGCCGCAGGTAGAGACCCGGAATTACTAAAACGATTAGAAGCCGCAGACCAATGGACAGGTGTAGATAAAGCCTTCCAGTCATTGTCCAGTGCACTAGGTATGAAACAGACTGTCAAAAAAGGTCTGAACGGCGAAAATTATTATGCGTATGAGTTACATGGCCGTACTTTAAGTGGAACGAATACAAATGTTTTTGCAAGAAACGGAGATATAAGCGAACAAGTGGCTGTCCAAATGATGCTGGCTCAATTAGCAGACCATAATTCTAAAGAGAATATGGCTTTGAGCAAATATCTTTTGCACAATGCCACTTCTGCTCGTAGTTCGGAAGATCTATCGAATATACTAAAGAATGCAGCAGATAGATTTATACCTAAGATGGGTAGTTGGGATTCTCGATGGGACTGGATTAGCACAGAAACATTCCATGATAAGATGACCGAAGGTGATGTACATCGCTCACAAGCATATATACGTCATCTAGCTCAAATTATGAAAGGAACAATAAGTGCATGGGATGATTACGCTTCAATTCTTAAAGATTTTGAGTCTGGAGAAACAATAGATCCAACAAGAACCCAGAAAGTATTACAAGGGTTATTTGGGCCGTTGTTTGATCCAACTAAAGGGCTATTTGGAACAGAAGGATGGTCAAAGCATGTACAAGATATTGTTAACAATCCGGGGAAATATAAACTAGAAAGTCAACAAGAAGCAATAGATTATATTACTGAAACCTTTGATAAGTTAGTTTCTTGGTATAACGATTTGTATTCCGGACATAAATCTTTGTTCGCTCCGTTCATAAATAGAATACCGATTCAAAATCTTCTTTCTGAAGGAGATGTTCTTCCTACGGGCGGTTTTTATGGTCCACAGAAAGAAGGTGATAAAGCGATTTTTGACGGGGCACAATATATAGCTAAAACAATAGCTCCATACGCTACTCCACAGTGGGTAGATAAAAGTGGGAAAATATATACCCCTAAAAATGCTAAAGATACATTTAAGTGGGACCCTACGACTGGTAACAAAGAGCAAGATTTAGCTTCCAGCCTTCATAACGGAGCCGACCAGTCTCAATATAGGAGTCATAATAATTATAATGCAGCTCCTAAGCAATTAATAGTACGAATAGAAAATCTAATGCACGTGGAGCATCAAACAATTGATATGACAGATGATAGACAAGTTGCGGCAATAGCAAACGTAAAACAAGAATTAGCAACCGCCTTGTTAGATGTAGTTCAAGATTTTAATGCAAATATGATGTAATATGAGTTTTATAAGCTCTACATTTTCTAATTTAACGATTAATGTTGGTAAAGGGCTGGCAAACACCGGTGTGAATGCCGCCTTTTATGCAGCTAATTATAGAAAAAGAGATGGACAATTGAAATTTATATCCAATAGAGGATATAGTAATGTATTTGTTTATGCAGCCAAAAGAACGATGATGCAAATGACTTTTGCTACCATCAACGATCTTTATCCCAAATATATACGCCAGTTGGACAGAAAGAATGCCACCGCAGCCTATCAGAAGAACCAAGGTCAAGAGCTTCAGAAAATCATAACGAACGGTCAGAAGGCAGATGAAGATACCTTTAATAAACAAGGGGTTGTATTAAAGTATCAGGGCAAACCTGCCAATGAAGGTTTACTTCTTTGGATTAAAAATGAAAGCGGCCAGGTTCAAACGGTTCAATTCAATACTTATTGGGATAAAATAAAAGGATTAAGTAATGAAGCTGCTGCCAGTTCATCACTTAACACTGCTACGGAAGTAAAGGTGCCAGGCGATCCTGTTTTCTTAGACTTAGGTGCTATAGTGCAAGCACAAAGTTCTAACAATCTTGTATTAACCAAGGTACAAGGAAGAGATTATTCACGTAAAGAATTGATTTCAGGAGGCGATATAAATTTTACTGTAACAGGAAAGATTGTTAGCAATTATCCGGATGTATATCCGTATGCAGAAGTTTCCAAATTTATAACATTGATGCAACATAAAGGAGTTATCCAGGTATTTAATCTCATGTTTCAACAGTTCAATGTGACACAAATTCTGATAAAAGACTTCAATATGGGGCAAAATGAAGGCTTTAAGAATGTTCAACCATATAGTTTTACATGTGTTGCCGTTGAACCGGATGACGCGGTTAATGTAGTGCAAGATACCATAAATGGAACAAACCTTGAAATCTCTCAAATGAAAAAACAAGGTTGGGCCAAAGTTCTTCTTGATAAGGTTAAAGCATCTGCTGCTAATCAAGCCGCTCAAATGATTGAATCATTAACTTCTAACACCATTTAAGTATGAAACTTCCAGAAGCAATAATTATAGATGGTAAAGAATGCCTTGATATATTGTGCTGTAAAATCCTAATATGGGAAGCTAATAGTGACGTTATAGAGATTAACGATCCAGATGAAAATAAATGCCTTGTTATCCGGGAATGTGAAAGCATTGAGATAAATGATACTTATAAGAAGCTTATTAATTCAGCTTCCGTCAGATTCCCAAGAGGAACCGTAATTAAACGCACTATAACTTCCGAGAACATAGAAAAAGAAGGTGCAACTACTGTTTATACAGAGCGTTTAATAGACGGTACAGTTGTAGAAAAGCGAAAAGGATATTCTACAGCCCAGCCGACTGATTTTAAGGTAGGACAACGTATCCGGATATATTTAGGCTATTATAAAGATAGAGGAAAGGTCTTCAAAAATGCGACCGAGAGACTTCAGGCAATGGAGAAAGAGGCATTTGTCAAGAACGTTCCCGATTTTGACGGTTATATCGTAAAATGCAGTGTAAGCACACCTATTGAAATCAAATGTGAGAATCTGGCAAGTGGGCTAAAACGAAAAAATGTCGTTAAATTAGGCCCAATGACTGTTACAGTAAACGATTTGTTGAAAGAGGGAGGAAAATACGATTTATTAAAAGGAACAGGGTTAAAATTGCATCCCAAAACAGCAGAAAGGGACATTAATATTGGCAAGATTCAGTTAACGGAAGATTTGACAGTTGCGGATGTATTAACAGAATGGAATAAATACGGGCTATATAGTTTTATTAGGAAAGATACAGATGGAACTCCTTATGTTATGGTAGGGCATACTTATTTATCAGGAAATGTTGCCAGCTCTATTTTAAATACAGATGGAAGTTCTGATACTCCTCAAATACAGTTTGATTATCATGTAGCCCAAGACAATTTAACTTTGATGAATTGTGATCCCCGATATTTAGCGGTCTCCGCTGAAGGATTCAAGTTTGAGGGTAACAAACAAATCAAGTATAATGTAACAGTTCGTTTAAATCCAGAATGGACCGGACAAAATGATACAGAACATAAGAAATTCCAAATTCTGAATGAAACAAAACTTAGCAAGAAATCCCTAAAACTTGGAGCTATCCCCAAATCAAAGACTAAGGATAGAGTAAACCTAAGTGCGTACAACGTTATCCCTTATGTATCATCAAAAATTGGCATTAGCGAGGACGAATTAATAAAAGAAGCCGAAGCCTTTTTTGAAGGATATAATAGAAATGGCGTTGAAGGTAGTATTACTATCTTCGGAGATTTACACAGAACTAATTTAGGCATGAGGCATTTGGAATCTGGAATGAAAGTCGTTTTACTTGATAAACGCGAACCTGAAAAACAAGGTTGGTATCTTATTGAAGAAATCAACACAAAATTTGGTGTTAACGGTTTTAGGCAGACTTTAAAACTCCCCTACTGTATTGCCAAACCAGAAAAAGAATAAAACTATGGCAGATAAAATTACAAGCGATTTAAGCGCAAACAGTGCTATTTATGATGCTATACGACAAATTGCATTTCATAAATTGGTAAACCCGCGAAACAACGTTATAAAAAACACAGCCAAAATATCAGGTTTTGTTGTTAAAATACATACAGATGGAGAACTGTGCGGAACTGTTGATGTACAAGAATATACTCATACACTTACAGACAAACAGGCTATTGATGACGGGCTTCCAGTTGGTTTACATGAAGGCGTATATCTTTCAGCTATTCAAAATAATGAAAATGGTTTAGTGGTTATCCCCTATCTTTATTCGGATGTCGTAATAACAACAGACCCTGAAACATTACGCGAATATGTTATTCAATACTCTCATGCAGACACAATACAAGTAGACGCGCATAACAAAGTAATTATTGGAGCAACAGAAACAAAAGAATGGGAAGATTCAGAGGATACTCCAGATGTAGATGAATTGGAAAAGACAGGTGTTCATGCTCACACGACTTATACCCCTGTTTCGATATTGTCGGAAGTTGCTAAAGGAGAAGGAGAAAGTGATAAAAGTATATTCAAAATAACCGCTGATGATATTTTATCCCAACATGATAAAAGTCAAATACTTCTTGATGCCCAACAAATTTTGGCAAAATATAATGCAAAAGAAATTATAATCAAAGAAGATGGAGTGTATTTGGGTAGCGGTAGTGCCAATGAACCAGCAGTACTTGGAAATCAATTAGCAACTTTATTGGTTGACTGGCTAGGAGCATTATCTCAAATGATGACCCCAACTATGATGGGACCTCAACCTCCAGCTAATTTGGCAAAGTTTGTATCCCTTCAAGCAAAAGTTAACTCCTATAAAGCATCTATATCAGGATTTTTATCAAAAACCGTAAAAGTGGCAGAATAATGGCAAAGTTAAATGAAGGTATATCACAAATTAAGAAAGGTAGTGCATTGGAAACAATGTACAATCGACTCTTAACAGGGATGGAACAAGCTTCACACGAAACACTTCCAGATTTTACAGGTTCGGATTATGTGGATGGTTATGTCGTGAATGAAGAAAAAATCAATCTTGAAATACATGAATATGAAAATATAACCAGAAAGAACTCTGCATATCTATTAGCAAATACTATTATAAGTAGTTTAAGCAGTGAAGAAGGCGGCGGAAGTGGCACCGGTGGGTTTGTTTCCATAAATGGTGACTCTATGGCCGGTTTATTAAAGGCATTGTATGGTTTTACAGCCGGAGACAATGGAATAAAAATATTGGATGTTTACCAAACGTCCGAAAGTAATCCACAAGAGCGAAAAAATATAGTTTCTATTAACGGTGAATTGCATCTCCCCACACATGGATTATACATTAACGGTTGTAATGTTATAAGTTATGATAATGATATAATCGCATTAAACGGCGATGTTATTTGTAGTGGATATATTAGACTTGGAGATTTAGAAATATCCAAGGATGGCATTAGCTATCAAGGAAACGAGTTTTATCATTCTGGGAATTCAAATAAAGAAGATGTAAGCTGGACCATGAAAGATGGAACGGTTGCCGGAAACTTGTCTGTAAAAGGTACAAGCACATTCCAATCCGGCATTACCGCTTTGTATGGTGTAGATTTGGGATTTGATAATACAAGTGTATTGGTTATTTCGGCCAAACGGTTAGCTCAATTAACAGGGGATTTAAATATTGTAACAGGAGGCATAAAATTTGATGATAATTACATTATTCATGTCAAGAATAACAATGTTATCTCATTTTCTGCATCTAACAAAATATTAAATTGGGGAGACGATAATACCAAACAAATTAACCTGCAAACCAGTATTTATGATGATGATGGTGAATATGAAATGATTTCAAAATTTGGTTCTGCATATTTTCCAGAATCATTTAAGGCAGGGCACAATTTAGGGAATATATTGATTGAAACATATAAAAAATCGTCTGAAGATTCTGGTGTTATATTCAGACGTTATATTAGATTAAAATCAGAAGATGGACCAGGATTTTACAGTGATGGTGATAGCGTATTTGTTGAAGCTCCATTTAAATATAATAAAGTAGCTGATGACGATACAGTACAAATCTCTGAAATAATAAAATCATCATTTGGCTATGTAGAATCGTTAAGTTTATATGCCCCATTAAATCGAAAATCATCCAGCTTAATGTTTTCTACAGATGCTGATTTTTTTGTTTTTGACAAACCGATTGAAGGAAAAAAATCAATTGGAATAGCAGATTCTAAAACCCGCCTCCTCCCCAACGAGCTATTCTTTGATGATTCAATCTATTGGTTGGCTTTAGATAATGGAGTTAAGCACTATGGTAATGCCTATTTTGTCAACGACATAGGTTCTGTCACTTTTTCCAGTGGTTTTGCCGGAAATGGCTGGGGTATCATTCAAAACAAATTGACCGGCAACACCAGTGCAACATTTGATGATCTGACAATTCGTAAAAAAATGAGAATATACGAATTGGAAGTGCAGAAACAATCAGTGACTAACGGGTCTTGGTGGGTCAGCGATGCCTGTTCCGGAGACTTAGTAGAAGAAATATCATAATGTCTG